GCTAATACCCACAACATAGTGATTTCTGCTAGTTCAGGCCAAACAATCGACAACCGAAATCAAGTAGTTTTAGAGTCACCCTATTCCTCTTTATCGCTTTATTGCAACGGCACCGATAAATTCTTCATAGTATAGTTCCTGTGAGTGTTTTGGGGAACTATGTAGAGATGTAATAGGAGAGGTATATCTTCTCCTATTGACATTACTTAGGAGGATTATATTAATGTCTTACAAATTTCAAAAGGGTGATGCCAAGCTAGGCGGTGCTATTGAAGCATCACAGCTAACTGGTACTCTAAAGCCCTCATCTCTAGCTGATGCTACTACTGACGATATTGCCGAAGGTTCTTCAGCGCAATACTACACCGACGCTCGCGCTCGCGGCGCTGTCTCACTCACCGATGACGGTGGTGACGGCTCCATGGCTTACGATTCAAGCACTGGTGTCTTTACTTACACCGGTCCAAGTGCTACTGAGGTTCGCGCTCACTTCTCTGGCGGCGAAATGATTGACATCGCAGGTGGCGAAGTTGCAATCAACGCTGATGAGTTTTCTGCTTCTTCAGACGTTCGTTTTGACGCCAAACTTGCTGCTGCTGACACTGGTGACCTAGCCGAAGGTTCAAACCTTTACTACACCGACGCTCGTGTTCGTGCCGCTGTTTCTGCCGATGATGATCTAATCTCATTTGACAGTTCCACTGGCGTTTTCAGCACTGTCGCTGCTAATGTTTCTGCTTCTTGGGATGTCAAGATGGCTGCTGCCGATACTGGTGATCTATCCGAAGGTTCAAACCTTTACTACACCGACGCTCGTGTTCGTGCTGCTGTTTCCGCTGACGGTGACCTAATCTCATTTGACAGTTCCACTGGCGCTTTCAGCACTGTCGCCGCTAACGTTTCTGCTTCTTGGGATGTCAAGATGGCTGCTGCTGACTCCGACGACCTCAGCGAAGGTGCTTCTAACCTTTACTACACTGACGCTCGCGCTCGCGCTGCTGTTTCCGCTGACGGTGACCTAATCTCATACGATAGCTCTACCGGCGCTTTCAGCACTGTCGCTGCTAACGTTTCTGCTTCTTGGGATGTCAAGATGGCTGCTGCTGATACCGGCGACCTCAGCGAAGGTTCAAACCTTTACTACACTGACGCTCGCGTTCACGCTGCTCTCACTGCTGGTCCCGGTCTCGGCTACGATGGCTCTGGTGAGTTCTCAATTCCAAACGGCAATGTCACCAACGCCATGCTTTCTGGTGCTATCGAAAACGCCAAGCTTGTCAACGATTCCGTAACCCTTACCGCTGGTGCTGGTATGGCTGCTATCGGTGAAGTTGCTCTCGGTGCTTCTATCACTGTTGCTGTTGATGGTGTCCTTGAGGATCTCGATGCTCTCGGTGTTGCTTCTGCTGACGGCGAGTTTATTGTTGCTACTGGCGAGGGTGCTTTCGCTTACGAGTCCGGTGACACTGCTCGTACCTCACTTGGCCTCGGCACTGGTGATGATGTAGTCTTTAGCTCACTTTCAGCTTCTGTTGCTGTAACAGCTTCCCTTGGCTTTGCCTCTAACGGTACTTCTCAGTTCGGCACAGTTGAGGCTGGCACTGTTCAGGCTAGCACCTTTAACGGCGACTCAGTTGCTGTTACCGGTATCACTGGTTCACTCAACAACGCTCTAAGCGCTGGTGATGGTATTGCTGATTTCACCTACGACAACGGCGATGGTCCAAAGACTGTAGCCCTCGACCTCAAGTCTGACGATGGTCTCCAGATTGCTGATGGACAGCTTGCTGTCAAGGTAGACAACAGAAGCTTTAGCCTCACCGCTGGTCGCGGTATCGAGCTAGCCTCTGCAGTTGCTGGTGAAGGTCTAAGCCTTTCCTCTGGTGTTCTCTCGGCTGTACACGCAGTTACTGATGCTGGTACCAATAACTTCGATGTCGAGTACGGTGTCAACTTCCAGAGCAACGGCATGAGTGGTGCAGTCACTGCTTCACTACCAACAATTGCTTCTGGTGATGAAGGTAAGGTTGTAATCATCAAGGTATCAAACGCAGATGTACATACTGTTAGAGTACAGGCTGGTGGTTCCCAGAAGATTGATAGCTTAACTGATGATGTCCTCATCGAGTCCAACGCTGGTGCTCTTACACTAGTTGCTCTTGGCGCTACTGCTGGCTGGGCAATTATCTAATCTAATCTTCTGACTAGATTCAGATTTATCTTGGGTGCCTCCCTTTATAGGGGGGCATCCTTTTTTCTATTGACTACTTATTGAGAACACTCAAGAAATTTATAAGAAGTGATTCAGGAGGAAAACATTAAATGGCTTACAAGTTTCAATTAGGTACCACCGTCCTTAGTGGTTCCACTACATTCGAGGAGGATTTAACTTCTCAGGGACAAGTTCAGGGTAACACCGTTGTCTCAAAGGACATTGTTTCAGGTTCTGGCGATGGTCGCTTCTTGGCCCTCGACATTGATGGCACAGAGGTCATCAGTAGTGCTAGAGCAATCGCAAACGTTACCACTATTTCCGGCTCAGGCACCCTAACTGTTGGTGCTGTCTCGACTGATGGCGCTGTTACTGGTGGCTCTTTGACTGATGGTACCGCAACACTATCAGCAGGCGCTCTTGCAGGCGCTACCACAATTTCCGGCTCAGGTAACATTTCCGGTGGTGGACTTGAAATTGGTGGCGGAACCATTATCAACAACCTTGCTGGCTCTGGCTTGACTGTATCTGGAAACAGCCTAACCGTTTCTGCCTACGCTGTTACTCCAATTACAGATGGTGGTGACCTTGCTACTGGTATCAACTTTATGACCGCTTCTGCTAATGGCGTATCTGTAACTGTACCAACTGGTAGTGGGCTAACTAACGGCGATACCTTTAGAGTTAAGACAAGAATGGCAGAAGGCGATACCTTTACCATCACTCGCACAGGTACAGATGTTATCGATGCTATAGAAACTTCTATTACTCTAGAGTCTCCCGGTGCAGCAGTCGATCTAGTTTACGTTGGACTAGGTAACTTCATCATCCTATAGTCTCTGACACCAAACTTTGTAGAAACCCTCCCATCGCGGAGGGTTTCTCTTTTTCACACTATTTATTGAGAACACAAAACAAAAGGAATTTTGTATGGCTTATAACGTTATCAAAGGAAATGTTGAGTTCAGCGGACCAACACAAGGCACAATTGAGGATATGGTTGACGACCATACCGATCAGACTATTGGAGGGACAAAGACTTTCTCCCAAATGGTTACAGCATCTTCTGGACTCTCTGCCTCAATCTTTTATGGTGATGGCTCGCAGTTATCAGGAATTGCAAGCCCCCCTATTGACACATACAACTCATCCGGAGATAACAGAGTTCTTACATCTGTTGACTCTACGACAGTTCAGGGCGAAGCCAATTTGTTATTTGATGGCTCTTCACTGACAGTAACCGGAGATGTAACTGCTTCTGCTAATGTTTCGGCATCAGCATTTCAAGGCGATGGCAATGGTCTAACAAATATTGGCCCTTCAAGTCTCAACTATGGAAATGGCTTGAGAGATCTAGCAAACAATCTAGAACTAAACTTAGACACAGCTTCTGGTCTTCAAGTTGGCGTTGGCGGACTTAAAGTACATGCTTCGACGCTAGGTGAATTGACTAATGTTGACATACATGGCGATGACCTATTCCTTATGTATGATGATGATGCTTCACAAAACAAAAAGTTTTCATTCTCAAGCCTAACCACATACCTAGACAATACCACAACATTTTCAGCCGCAGGTGCAGACACCCAAATACAGTTCAACGATGGTGGTGACTTTGGTGCTTCATCTAATCTAACGTTTGGTTCTAACACTCTTGCCGTCACTGGCTCAACTATTCTTAACGGTACGGCATCAACAACGAACATTGTTCCACTAGCCGACGAGCAATATGATATTGGAGAAGAAGATACAAGATACGAAAATGCTTTCTTTAACTTCATGAACGGCGCTATTGCTTTTACTGGTGTTAATGATGAAGGCACTGCCCTTACAAAAGGCGACGTTGTTTATGTAAAAGGCGCGTCAGGAAATAGACCTACAGTTGCTCTTGCTGCTTGTGATGATCCAGCCAAGATGCCAGCGTTTGGTTTTGTTGCTGATGGAAACGTTCCAAACGGACAGCCAGTTAGGATCGCAACGTTTGGTAGACTAAATGGAGTAGACACATCTACCTTCTCTCTCGGAGATACACTTTACGTTCAGACCGGTTCTGGTGGTGTTTCTGGTAGCTACACCAACGTTCCCCCGACTGGTTCTGGCAATCTACTACAAAACATCGGCAAGGTTGCAAAGGTCGATGCGTCTGGCCTTATCAGAGTTGGTGGCGCAGGCAGAACAAACGCAACACCAAACTTAGACAAGGGTTATCTATTCATTGGTAACGATTCAGATCAGTCGGTCCAAGACAACACGATCTTTGTCTCTTCATCTCAGAACAGAGTAGGAATAAACACAACAACTCCTGAGTCTTCTTTACACCTCGTCGGTGATTTAAAAATCGAAGGTGATGGTGTAGACAATACAGTCCTTACCTTAGATAAGATTGAGAACTCTGCTTCTTATGTTGAGTTTAGAAATGTTGGTTCTAAGTATGCGGAAATATTTGGAAGTTCTGCTGAAAACTTCAAGATAAGAACAACAACTGTTGGTTCTACATTTATATTAGGACACTACACAGAAGATGTAATAACTCTCGATACTAACAATACCACATTCGACAGTAACAAAGTAACAATAAATCAAGAGCTTGTTGTTACCGGCTCTACAACAACCGCATCAAGAATTCACGCCACAACAGTTCAAACTGCAAACTATTCAGTTCAGTCCGCAGATGAAATTATTTTAATGAATAACTCTACAGTAGCAACGGCAAGCCTTCCGCCGATTACTTCTTTCATGGTTGGATTTACAGTAACAATTAAAAGAACAGGCACAGGCGCAGTTCAGGTTTCAGGCAGTGATGGAATCGACACACAATCAACAATCGACATAACTCCGCAAGGTGGTTTTATGAGAGTTGTAGCAGCAGACTTTGGTGGATCAAATTATGGCTGGGCTATTATCGCTAAAAGCGGTTCTTTCTAGTGCTTTTACTATTTATTGCTACTAGTTAGATTGAAAAACTATTATTATAGGAGTTTTTGTTAATGTCTTCACTATTAGAGCAAGCAATCGTGGACGCCAAGGCGTTGAAGGAAGCCGCAATGAAAAACGCGGAAGCCACCATTATCGACAAGTATTCAGAAGAGGTCAAGTCAACCCTCAATCAGCTTCTTGAGCAGGATGAGCTTGGTGCCCTTCTAGGTGGCGACGAGCCCTCTGCCGACGCCGAAGGCGCTATGGAAGAGGAAGTCAATGCTGACGAGATTGCCGAAGGTGTCCCCGACGCTTTCACAGAAGACGTTGCTGAACTCGACGGCGTAAACGAAGGTGACGAGACAGAGGTTACTGTTGACTTTGCCGAACTTGCCGAGGCTCTAAAGCAACTTCGTGAGGGTGTTGAAGAAGAAACACTAAACGAAGAAGATGAAGAAGAAGATGAAGAGCCTATGGACGAAGAACTAGAACTTGACGAAGATTCCATCATGGAGATGGTAGCCTCTATGCTCTCAGAAGAAGATGAAGAGGAAGAAGAAGTCATGGAAGAAGGCGAAGAAGAGGAAGATCTCTACGAAGAACTCTCCGATGACATGCTTGATGCAATTATGGAAAAACTAACTGTAGACATGGGTGCTACGCTCTCTGGTTGGGCTGGTCGTTCCAGCGAAGACATGAAACACCAGATGGAGCTAGAGATGGCACATCGCCGCAGCACCGAGGTCGCAGAAGAACTCGAAGCACTCAAGAAGGCTCAAGAAGAGCTAGTGTTCGAGAACAAGAAACTAAAAGAAAATCTTTCTAACTACCAAGATGTAGTTAACTCACTTAAGGAAAACGTGCAGGATGTAAATCTTAGTAATGCGCGTCTCCTTTACACCAACCGCACGCTAAGAAATTCCTCCCTGAATGAGCGACAAAAAGAAAGAATTGTCGAAGCGATTTCTAAGGCTGGTTCGGTTGAGGAAGCGAAGACAATCCACGAGACCCTTCAAAGCACAGTGGCGTCCACTCCCGCGAGAGGACCACAATCACTAAGCGAAGCAATCACCCGTCCAACTTCCATTATCCGTGCATCCCGCAAGGAAGAGCCCACAGCGGATCCCTTCCAAGCGAGAATGCGTAAACTAGCAGGTTTAGAATAACAATTTATAAGGAGGTTTATTCATTATGTCTAGTATTGTTGAAAGACTCACCGAGGGTGTAGTCAACCGCGATATGCGTGCTGAGTCCCACGCACTTCTCACCAAGTGGAAGAAAACTGGTCTCCTAGAGGGTCTAGAGGATGAGCGTCAGTCCAACTCTATGGCTCGTCTCCTTGAGAACCAAGCCAAGGAACTACTCCGTGAGAGCACTTCCATGGCTTCTGGTGATGTCGAAGGCTTTGCTGCCGTCGCATTCCCCATCGTTCGCCGCGTTTTCGCTGGTCTTATCGCCAACGATCTCGTCAGCGTTCAGCCCATGAGCCTTCCCTCTGGTCTCATCTTCTTCCTCGACTTCACTTTCTCAAGTGATCTTGGAACTGGTACCGCCACTGGTGATGGTCGTATGGGCAACACCTATGGCAAGTCCATCTACGGTACCGATCAGGTTGGCTCTGCTATTACCGGCGGTGTTGATCTTGTTGACGCTCGTGGCGGCGACCTTTCTGGTCCCCGCACCTCTGCTCGCGGTTACGCTTACGCTAGCCCAACCGGCTCTTCTGTTGTCTCATCTTCTGCAACAGGAATTGGATTTGAAGGCTGGGAGATTGGAGCAGGAACCGACGCACAGAACGCAGACATTCAGTATGATGCTGATGTTCTAGCACTATCTTCTTCTGCTGCTGGACCTTACGTTCTAAAGGTTATGATTCCACAGGCTGCTACTGCTCTAGAAACTGCTGGCTTCTGGGCTAACCTAGACTATGACAACTTAGCAGCTATCTCTGGTGCCGTAGATCAGTTGAGTGATCTTACTGATGTTTCCGCTATTACTTCTGCCAACACTTCACAGATTCGCCGTCTAACCCGCGCCTCTGGAAGTGCAACTGTTGATCTTTTCTTCGTTACGGAAAAGGACACAACATCAGTCGCAGCGGGGACTGGACTAACTGCTGACTTCGATTTCTCTTACCCAATTGCTGACGCATTCCAGGCTGGCGCGAACACCGACCTTGGCGCTGTTCGCGGTAACGCTCCTTGGGGTCTTGAGGGCTCTACGGAAATCCCTGAGATCGACATCAAGGTCGATTCTATCGCAGTTACCGCTCAGACCAAGAAGCTCAAGGCTAAGTGGACCCCAGAGCTTGGTCAAGACCTCAACGCATACCACAACTTGGATGCAGAGGTTGAGCTTACCAGTCTTCTCTCCGAGCAGATTGCTCTAGAGATTGACCGTGAGATCCTTGCTGACCTCGTTGAAGGCGCTACTGCCGCTACTCGCTACTGGTCTCGCGCCCCCGGTCTCTTCGTTGATTCTAACGGCGTAGAGATTGGTGCCAGCACTAAGGCTCCCGACTTCACCGGTACTGTCAGTGAGTGGTACGAGACCCTCGTTGAGACCATCAACGATGTCTCTGCTCAGATCCACCGTAAGACTCTACGTGGTGGTGCTAACTTCGTCGTCTGCGGACCCGAAGTTGCCAACATCCTTGAGTTCACCGCCGGCTTCCGTGCAAGCGTCACTCACACCGACGAGAAGGGCTCCATCGGCGCTCTCAAGGTCGGCTCACTCAGCAAGAAGTTTGATGTCATCGTTGACCCCTACTTCCTACGCAACGTCATCCTAGTTGGTCGTCGCGGCGGTAGCTTCCTCGAAAGCGGCTACGTCTACGCTCCATACGTCCCACTACAGACTACCCCAACAATCTTCGGACCAGAAGACTTCGTACCACGTAAGGGCGTTATGACCCGTTACGCGAAGAAGATGGTTCGTCCAGATATGTACGGTCTAGTCGTCGTTCGTGGTCTCCTAGGTGAGTCTGGCGCTTGATAGTTAGCCAACTCTAAAACTTAAGCCCCTCTACTTCGGTAGGGGGGCTTTTGTTTATGCGCTCACTATTTACTACGACTAGGAGGCTCTATGAATGCCCACAAACTTACAACCACTTTCCGAGACTAGCGCAGTAATTCTTTCATCTACTGGTGATCCATCAGCAGTAGCAGCAGCAGTCCCATTTGGAATCTACAACGATTCAGATTACTTCCTTACAGGAGCAGCAAAGCAGGTAGACTTCGTTTACAAGCGTTTAGGTGGAGACGTAGTAGACATTGAATTAACAAACGCAAATGTCTATGCTGCATACGAAGAAGCAGTTCTTGAATACTCCTACATCCTTAACATGCACCAAGGCAAGAACATCCTATCCGATGCTCTTGGTAAAGCAACAGGAACGTTCGACCATAATGGTGATTCTCTTACAGGACCAGATGGCGTTAACCTCCAGTACACAAAGATTACTCTTTCTTACGCTAACAAAGTCGGAGACGCTATGGCTACTATGGCTGGCTTTGGTGGAACTACCCCAATCTATTCCGCTTCCTTCACTACAGTAAAGAACCAGCAAGACTACGATCTTCAGTCAATTATCTCTGCTGCTTCCGACACAGGACTAGACGATGCGGGCAACGCAGTGCCTTATGCCGGTAAGGTTGGTGATTCTAGAGTAATCATCGATAAGGTTTTTTATCGCTCTCCAATCGCAATGTGGCGCTTCTATGGCTACTATGGCGGTATGGGTGTTGTGGGCAACTACTCAACCTACGGTCAATATGCCGACGATTCTACATTCGAGATTGTTCCGACATGGCAAAACAAACTACAAGCCATTATGTATGAAGATTCTCTCTTCACAAGAACCTCCCACTACTCATTTGAGATTATCGACAACAAATTGAGACTCTACCCAACTCCACGCGGCAGTGATAACTTCGCTGGCTATCTCGATCGTGTCTGGGTTCGCTTCAGAATCGCTGATAACTCTTGGGGCGAGAACGGAGACACCAACACAGGTGTAAACGGCGTCAACAACATCAACACACTTCCATTCGACAACATTCCCTACGAGAACATCAACTCTATGGGTAAGCAGTGGATTCGTAACTATG